ATTTCTAAAGGAATATCCAAGAATTTTGTTTTGTTAAATGTCTCTAAATTACAAGGTCGTTTTAAATCAGAAATACCATTACGGCTTTTTCTTGAAGGAAACTGTTTATTAAATGAATAAGAATATCTTGGACGTGATTTACTAGAATAATTAGAAAGGGTTATTTGGAAAACATCTTCTGCATCACGTCTTAATCCCAATTCAGTGAAACGCTTTACTAAAAATTTCTTGTCTCCAAGAGTTAATGTTTTTATTGCTTTATTTTTTTTTTTCGTTGTTGCAAAGGCTTTCGCAATACTTGTTTCATTTGCATTCAACATTTCATCAAAAAAGGTATTTAAGACTTGTTCTCTTGTTTGTATTTGTTTTTTTGGCGGCATATTTTCTATATAAGAATAATTAAATCTACAAAATAAAAATCTATAAAATAAAAATCTACAAAATAAAAATCTACAAAATAAAAGTTTAAACTTTATAAAATCTATAAAATTAAAATCTATAAAATAAAAATCTATAAAACAAAAATCTACAAAACAAAAGTATAAAGTTTATAAAATCTATAAAATAAAATTAAAAAATATTAATGTCAGATTATGATTATGATAATTTATTAAGAAACAAAATCTACAAACCGAAAAAAAAACAAGAATTGAATTTAGTAAAAGAGGATGAAAAGAATTTCTACAAGATTCGTGTTTTTGATTTGTGTAAAAGAATACTCATCAATCAGCATGATGTTGATACTCCTTTAGATTTACTTTTAACGTTTGAAGGTTTTATGAAACAAAGTATTGAATATTTTCGTGCAAAAGATAAAAGTGATATCTTACAATCTGAACTTTTAATGTTTGATACAATTAATAATCCTTCTATGATTAATGATAAAGAAAAAGATGATGAAGAAAGTATTCCACATTTTTTTGTATCGAGACCAATTACTTTTCTAGAAAAACACGCAATGCGTAAAAAACTACAAACTACCATAACAAGAATAACTTTACCGGTGGAGCGTGAATATGACTTAAGGAATCCAAATTTACAAAAAAAAGGAGTTTTAGATTTTAATATTGAGAATAATTATAATATAGACGATTTACAAAATGAAACGTCAAACGAAAAAAATGAAGAACCACAACTACAAAACACTAAAATTTAAAAAAGTGAAAACTCCAAAGGCTAATTGTAGTCCGGATGCCAATGATCCTTCTAGATTTTCTTGTTTGAAAGATCCAGATTTAATGTTATTGAAACGATTATGGAATTCCAAAAATAGTAATAATCAGATTCATAGTAATGATCCAAAAATAGTTTGGCAACAATTGAATAACTTTATGTCGGGAAAATGTGAAAAGGAAACGTGTTGGATGAAACAAACTTTTGTAGATAATAAAACAAAACATTTGTTGTTGTCATCCCGCTTTGCACCCATTGCACCTAAAGAATGGATCAAAAATCCAAATGAATGGTTGTCAAGTGATGAAATTACAGAAGTTATGGAGCAATATGAAAGTAAATATAAATGTTTCAAGTTTATTGGACCGACTCCAATTGATTTTGATACGAAACTAAAACACGGAGAATGTGTTTGGGAAGAAATGTGTAATTTTAATTTAGCAGACTATATGAAACAAGGAAAAACAAAATTTGGAATTTCTATTAATACAGATACGCACGATAAAGATGGGGAACATTGGGTAAGTGTTTTTATTAATCTGAAAAAAAAAGAAATATTTTATTACGATAGTGCTGGTTCCAACATTCCTAGAAAAGTGAAAAGGTTTGTCGATAGAGTTATTAATCAAGCAAAACAACTTGGAATCGTATTGAAATTCGATCAAAATTATCCATTGGCTCACCAGTATAAAAACACAGAGTGTGGTGTTTATTCTTTGTTTTTTATGATCCATATGTTGGAAGATAAAATAACGTGCGATTATCTAAAAACACACGTCATCAAAGATGAATATATAGAAACCTTTAGAAATATATTTTTCAATCAAGATTTATAATAAAATCAAAAAAAATAAGAAAAACAATAACAAAGTTTATAAAAATTTCAGGTTATAAAATTATAAAATGTCAAACATTGTTGGTTTTGTTCTTTTAAGACACGTTCGTTGTACGAAAACGAATTTGTATTGGCAATACTGCTATGAATGTATAAGACGGTTTTATAAAACAAATACAATTATTATCATTGATGATAACAGTGATACAAAATATTTAACAGAAAAGACAATGGAAAATACATTTGTTGTATGCACTACATATAAACAGCGTGGAGAATTATTACCTTTTATCTATTTACTAAAATTAGATTTAGATTTTCGGATTGCTGTTTTTATTCACGATTCTGTTTTCTTCAATCGTTATATAGATTTTGAAAATGTCTATACTTATTTACCCCTTTGGACTTTTAAACATTACTGGGACCAAATGAAAGATGAAAGAAGAATGTTGGAATTGTTTCAAGATACAAACTTGATTGAATTTCACAACGACAAGTCCAAATGGGATGGTATTTTTGGATGTATGTGTGCGATTAATATATCTTTTTTACGAAGGATAAATAAAGTATATAATTTTAATCTACTGATTCCGTGTATATCCACACGCTATAATCGTTCTTCCTTTGAACGTGTATTAGGTGTTATTTTACCTTATCAGGCAATGAAATATGCAAAACCTTGTAGTCCTTTATACGGTCATATTCATCAATATTGTAGATGGGGAGTATCTATTTCAGAAATTCATAAGAATACACATCTTCCTTTAATCAAAGTTTGGACTGGACGATGAATAACTGGACGATGAATAACAACATCATGATGTATGCGATGGTAAAAAAGATGTGTCTCTACTCATACGACGTATAAAATACGCGTCCAAGAACGGAAAAATTGTGATTTGTTTGCGGATACTCTCCTCCGTATCCATTTTACAAACTGTTCTAAATAAGGCTGTATAAATTCAGGACATTTGTATTTATTCATAAGGAGATGTAATTTGTCAACCGTCTTGTAAAATGAAACAGTCGTAAATTCTTTTCCTAATTTTTTAAAATAGACAATTTCAGTGTTTATCCAAAACTGAACTCCTCTGTTGACAGACAGAGCAATATTTCGTTCATAAACTTTGTAGGCAAAGTCTTCATTAAAAGTAATTTCAATGTTTTTCCCATTATTGCGGTATCTTAAATACTCTACAACTTTTTTGTATTTTTCTTCAACCTCAAATGATGTAAGATACTTTCCTCTTATAAACTTTATTCTTCCATCAAAACGTAAAATTAAGTTCAAAATATCCTTAGGAAGATAAATTGCTTTTCTCTTAAACATTTTAAATATTTTTTTTTATGATTTTGTTTTATGAAATTTATTTTTATGAAGTTTGTATTTATAAAATCTATAATCTATGTTTTGGTAAAAAAGACGAGACGCAAATAATAAAATATTTTATTTAATCATTTTTTTTTCTTTTTCAAAGTAGGAAATAGAATTTGTTTCGGTAATAGTATATCCTTTGTTTCTATAAAATGTTTTTCTTTTCGCCCATTGGTTTTTAAATGGTGGATGACTGTCAATAATATCAATAATAACTGGCTGTGAATGTTTTTGTCTCAAGATTCTTCCAACTGATTGTTCTATATCTGTTTTTGGTGTAGCCATAACGAGGGAACTCAATGTTTTAATATCCAATGCTTCTGAAGCCATACTAAAAGTCGCAATAATGATTGTTTTGCTTTCACTTTCTTTCAATGCATCTTTTTTCATTCCACCAACATAATACCCAACGGTACAAACATCACGAGATTGAATACTTCCAAATAAATAGGTTAATAGACTTTTATTGTGTGCGAGTATCATAATCTGTTGTTCTGGATTTTTCAAAACCATATCACAAACGACATCCACAATAAAATCACTTCGAGGATTAAATTCACATAATTTTGAAATCATCTTTGAATATTGCACGTTTCCACGATAATCTACACACACTTCATTAAACTTGTGATCATCTTTTTCAATAAAGGTTATTCCTTTCACCAAAACATTATGCTTTTCCACATTTCTACCAACAAAACAAATCCCACCAAGAAACATTTTTATAACATACGAAGTTCCATCTTTTCTTTCCATTGTAGCAGATAATCCCAATGTATATTGTGTGACAATGTTAAAAAGGGCACACGAAAAGACTTCACTACTAATATGATGACATTCATCTACAACCGTTAATCCAAATGATTGAAATGTATTTTCTGGAAAGGTTTTCATTGACAACGATTGCAACATTCCAATAACAATATCTTTGTCCTCAATATCCATAATTTTACCTTGTATTTTTCCAATACGAGCCGATGGTAAAAACTGATTTATACGTTCAATCCATTGATTCATCAAGAATTCTTTGTGTACTATAACCAATGTCTTTGCTTTCAGTCTTGAAATGATATTTAGTGCAATAACTGTTTTTCCGTACGCACATTCCAATTCTAATAATCCTCCTCCTTTGCAGGGTTTAGACAGTTCTTGAAAATAAGCATCAACTACAGGAACTTGGTTTTCACGTAATGAACCTTCAAAAGGAATATCAATTGGTTCAAACAAGGATATACTTTTCATTTCACATTCTCCAAAATTTTCAATCCCAAAATAACGAGGAACATATAATTTTTTAGTCGACTCACGATAAATGGGGAATTGTGATTCGGGGCCGTCTTTATTACAACTACCAAACTTATTATTTTGAAGAC